GAGGCACCGCATAGCCGCCGCCGGTCCAGCCTGGCCGGGCAGCATCAGCCGCCACCATGAACGCTTGTGCCCCGGTGTCCACGCCTGTCCGCACCAGTGCGCCCACTGGCACCAGAGCAGCCAGGCCCGGCGTCGCGCGGCTGAACCGCAGCTCGACCGACGCATTGACCGCGGGCAAACGCGACAAGCCAAAATCGCCGACCCAGCTATCCAGGTCAGCATCCCGGCTGGTCGCCGCCCGGGTCATGGCCAGCACCTCCATGATGAGCCACTGCATCCACAGCGCCACCGAGGCATTCGCTTCCAGAATCGCACGCAGCACGCTGCCGATCGAGAGGTCCATCAGCGTTCGCGCCGCCCGTCCGACCGCTGCGGCCTGGATCCGGACAAGCGCGGGAAAGTCCTGCAGAGAAAGCTGCATGCATCACCTCGGAAGTTGGAAGTTCAGCGTCCTCGTCTCCGAGGTATCGGCATCGGCGTAACGGATCTGCACCGAGAGGCTGCCCCCCGTATCGACCGCCATCGTGATGACCGGCTCAGGGTCCTGCGCCACCGCCGCCTCAAGCCGCATCTGCGACCGGATCAGCGCCTTGATCCCGGCCACATCAATCGCTTGCCCAACAAATTGTCCGAGCCCGGCCCCGTATTCGGGATGCCAGAGATAGTCGCCCGGATTGGTCAGCAGCCGGCGCAACACACGCTCGGTCCCCAGGCCCGGCCGCCCCACGACAACGACATCCCCCGTGTCAGACGAGGCAAGGTCGCCGCCCCACATCAGATGCAGATCGAACATTCACCCTCCCGCAAACCAGACCAGCCCCAGGTCGCCCAGAGCGGGTCGGAAACATGCTGTGATGCAGGGGCCGTCCCGCGGGATCGCCGCCAGAGTGCATCATCGACAGGCCGTCAATCCTGTGCGTCAGCCGCTGCCGTCAGCCCGCCCTGCGGGTCCGGATGCCGATGCGTATTGTAGTGGCCGCGCAGCTGCGACAACGAACCATGGCGGTCATACACATCGCCCTCCACATGCAGGTCCCCCCGCACCGATATCGTCCCGTCATTCAACAAGCGAACGAAGCTGCCGCTCCGGTGCGTGAGCCAGAACTCGCCCACGGGCGTTGCCGGCGCCGCAGCCCCGCGGCTCCAGGCACGGCCAACGATCAGCCCATGTTCGGCATCACCTTCTTGCGGCAGCACCAGCACCTGGTCACCCGGTGATGGCGGGCAGCTCAGGCCCCAGCCATTGCCCACCCACCCACTCAGAAACGGCAGCCACCCGGTGAGCACCCCCTCCGGCTGCAACTGCACGCGCGCGGTGGCCGATCCCGGATCCACCGACGTCACCACCCCAAACCTGGGCTGACCGCTCGACGCGTCCTGCGCGCCGCTATGCGCCTTCAGGGCATTCAACAGCCGGTCCATCAGCCAACTCCCGTCGGGTTGCCCTGCAACGCCAGGCTCTGCGTGAAGCCGCGCCCGGCATCGATGTGCCGCCGGATGGTGTCGATCCCGTAGAGCCTGTCCCAGTCGGTTCCGGTGCCCTCGATCGCGACCTGCCGGCGAGCCGTCAGGCTGAGTTCCCCAGGCATCGTGGCCCAGGCCGTCCATTCATGACGAACAAGGTCCGCGAGCGTCCGCTCGGCCAGCCGCTGCGCCTCCTCGGCCGGCAGGTTCGGCCGTACGATGCCATGCCGCCAAACGCGCCCGCTGCCGCCCCCCTGCACGGTCTGCACCACCGCCTGCCCGCCACGCTGGTCCCAGCTCCGCACCGTGACCTCGATCGTCCGCGCCATGCCAAGCCCACGTTCAAGCTGCAAGCTCATGCAGTCGGCAGGCTGCAGCACGTGCACGGACCGATCAGCCGTTTCACCAAACCGCAGCGTTTCGCCCTCGACAAACAACCCGAGCCCCTCACGGCCCGCGAGATAGGCCAGCAGGTCCCACTCCGACATGGCCTTGGCGAACTGACCCATCGTCAGCCGGTCGTGCTCAGACTGGAAGTAGCGCCCCACCAGCGTCGACGTCGTCGTCCCCGACACCTGCAGCCCGTGCCGCCCCGCCAGCAAACCGGCGATCTCAGTCGAGGTCCGGTTGGCAAACGTCTCGTCCACGCGGCTATCGATGAACAGCGCCGACAGATCACGTCCCTCGACATCGATGACGCCATGCACGGGATCCAGCGACACGCTATCCGCTTCTCCGGTCACCAGGCCCGTCCAGACCCCCGCAAGGCCAGCCTCCACCCGTAGCCGAACACCCGGCGCAACAAGCATGGCGAGCCCCCCCGCGCCCGCCGCCACTCGGAGGCTGAAGCGATCCGCCGCCAGATGGTTGTTCGACACGACGTCCGCGCACATCACGCCCGGCACCGGGCGCCCGTCGGCCAGCACGCGCAGCGCGGGCGCACAGGCCTCACCGCGCAAGGCCGCCTCCGGCCGAAGCATCGATCGCCGGCAACGCCAGCGTGACCAGCCCGGACAGCACGGGATCATCAAGCCCGTTCAAGGCCGCGATCCGGCTCCATTGCGTTGCATCGCCGAGCTCCTGCAGCGCCAGCCGATAGAGGTCGCCGCCCGCCACCGTGACATAGTTCATGATATGTTCCCGATCACCGCACGCGCCGTTACCAGCTGGGCCAGCGTCCCCGCCGCAGCGATCGCCGCCGCCACGTCCCCGCCGCTCAGCGCCATGCCTGCCGCATCGATCCGCTCGTCCAATGCCGCCCCAGCCTCCGCAGGCCCGGCCCCCAAAGCCAGGGCCTCAGCCAGCACGAAACTGAAGCCGGCCTCGACAAGCGCCGCCACGTCGCCGGATGCGACAACGCATGCGCGCAGCCGGTATGGCATCCAGGCCGGATTGACCCCCTCGACCTCGAAGGCCTCCAGCACCACCGAATAACGCCACCCTCCCCAGGTCAGGAGCAGCACGTCCCCCGCCCGCCGCAGCCGCTCCAGCAGCCTGACCCGGCTCGCAGCATCGGGACCGGAAAATACGCCCGACCAGCAGACCGGAGCGTCGTCATCCCCCATCACCTGCACCACCCGCCCGCCCCCGGTGAGTGCATGGGACACCAGCCGTTGCCGACCGCCGAACTGGATGCGCTCAGGGATCTCGAAGCCGTGGAACACCACGGGTCCAAGCACTAGGTCACCCATCACAACACGCCCGATGGCGTCCAGGCCGGCGCCTGCCGCGGGTCGAAGAACGTGGTTCCCGCACCGGGCCGCCCCGCATCCCGCGCCATGCGATCGGTCAGCCATTGCCCAACAAGCCGGCCGTCCAGCATCACGATACCAGGGCCGCCATCACGTTCGCCGCCGCTCTCCGCCTGCGGGGCCACCGCGGGTTGCTCGAACAACCCCCCATGAGAACCCGCCCCGCGTGCGCCGCCCGCGATACCGGCTGCTGGTGGCGCGACACTCCGCTCGTCCCACCCGGCAACCGTCCCGCCGCCCCGGGCCGGCGCGCCCGTGCCCGCCTCCCACCGGGCCGCCGGATGAGCCGCCGGACGGGCTGCCGTCGCACTGGCGTCCGATCCCATCGCATCGAACGGCCCGTCGGAACCATCATCGGACAACCGTCCATCCACCCCCCTCGCATAGGCGATTGAAGCCGTAAGCGCGGACCGGCCTGCCTGGCGCGGAGAACCGCCCCGCTCCTTCAAGCCCTGCCGTTTCTTGGAGCCGGGCCGCCAGGTGTCCGCAGCCGCCGGTTCGTCCGGAACCACAACCGGCCCGAAGCCGCCTCCTTCATCCCGCGTCGCAAGCAACACCAGGTCGGGTGCCGCGTCTCCGCCGGCATGGGCCAAGGGCGCTGCACTGGCCCCGGTGCGAGCCGTCACAGGGTCCGGCACCATGTCGGCAGTCCGGCTCAGCTCGACCTCGTTGGCCCGTTCTGATGTGCGAGTCGCCAGGCCTGGTCGCCGCATCACCCGGGGGCCGGACACCCCACTGCGCCGCGCGTGCGCCACCGCCGCCTCCATCGCAGAAGCACCGGGCTCGTCCGCCTGCTCATCAGGCGCCGCACAACCCTGATCCGCAGGCGCGGATGCCGGCCGAAGCACCGCAAGCGCCCCGACCGCCAGCTCAGCGTCGTCTCCCGCGGCGCTTGCCGCCGCATCCATCACCTCGAACTCCGCCGCCAGCACCTCGAGCCCCTCCAGCAGCGCGGGCGGAAACGCCATAGCGACCCCGATCTCCGAAGCGTCCATCATCATCTCCTCACATCCGCCCACATTGACGCACCGACAGCATGCAGGCCGGACACAGCACCGATGTGCCATCCAGCGGATTGCTGAACACGCCGCGCACCCCACGCCCGCCACAGGCCGACCCGACCCCGTCGCAAAGCTTCCGCACCACCGCCGGGCGTTCCCTCTGGTCGGTCCGGGACAGTACGGGCACGGCGATGCTGTCGGCGCCATGCGGGCGTCCCGTCATGTCCCCCAACCTCCCGCCTCGTAGTTCCAACTCCGCCCGGAGAGTTCACCCAGCACAATGATCCAGGCCCGCTGCTCCGCCGGCTCCAGGCTGAACGCGACGTCGAACGGCACGCCGTTGCGCACCAGGAACAGGCTGTCCCGTAACGCGCCCGACTGCGTGTAGAAGGCCAGCGCGACCGGATCGTCTAATCCGGCCGCGCCGCGCTGTTTCCCAGGGCGGCCTCAGCCAGCTCCCGCCCGATCGCAATCATCCCGGCATCGCCCAGCCGCTGGATCAACGCTTCCAGCTGCCCCTCGCTCACCGGTTGCGGAACCGGCGTGTCATCAATGGCCGACACGCACATCGCCAGCATCGCATAACCGACATATCGGTCATTCTGCGCCAATCCTGCACCCAACGCCTTGAACAGCCGGAGCCGGTCCAACGCACCCGGCCGACGCACGTCCAGCA